GGGAAACGGTAATTAAAATGTTTCCACATTTCATGTTTGGGCCCGATCCTCTTCTGCATGCGGTTAATGTTTCGACAGTATACAACCCAGCATCTGTCCCGCAAACCGTTAAACTTATGTTGTCAATGATTCCGATTGAATTAGTTGATCTACTACCTGAGCCCCCAAGTGGTCCAGGTATTGGAATGCGTGTATCTTCTGAGATATATGGAGAACACATGACTCCAGAACTAACAGTAGAAGATGTTGGAGCAGTCTAATTTATAGATCGAAAGGAGGCCAGATGGCTAACCCAAGAAGACCACGTCGCAGAACTGCAGTTACTGACGAAGGTCGGGAGAATCAACTGGTCTCCGCTGCAATTGATCTAGCTGAGAAACAACTTTCTGAAGGAACAGCTTCAGCCCAAGTCATCACACATTATTTGAAGCTTGGATCTACTAGAGAGAAACTCGAGCAAGAACGACTCAAGCGTGAAAACATCTTGCTTGACTCTAAAGTTGAACAGATGGCTTCGACCGGTCGAGTTGAAGAGCTATATGGCAAAGCGCTTGACGCAATGCGTACCTATGCTGGCCAAGATGTGGACACGGATGATGAAGACTTCTCCTAAAACCTACTCCGAACTCCGAAGATTCGATACATTCGAGGAAAGATTCGCATATTTGAAGCTTAGTGGTGGTGTAGGTCGTCCTACATTTGGTCATGAACGATACGTAAACCAGCAGTTCTATCAGTCATCTGTATGGAAACAAGTCAGAGACCACGTCATTATGCGAGATAATGGCTGTGATTTAGGAATTCCTGGATACGAAGTACATACTAGTATTCTTATTCATCATCTAAATCCCATGGTTCCTGAAGATATTATCCATGGAGAAGAGTGGATAATTGATCCAGAATTCTTAATTACTACCTCGGCAAGGACGCATAACGCTATTCATTATGGCGTTGATGATCCATCTCCGCCGGTAGTAATGACCCGTAGACCCAACGACACAAGGCTTTGGTGAAACTATGGCTAAGGTAAATTCCGATGACGACGTAAAGGCTGAAGGATGGGTTGACCCTGCCCCGCAGAATCCTGGTGGAACGAACCCCCCCGCTGCATTGGAGGATTCTTCGTCCGACGCAGTGGTGCCGGAAGAGAATACTGAAGAGATCACAACTCCGTTCCAGTCTGCTGAAAAGGTAGCCATCGAAGTCGCCCAAGGTCGATGGGGTGTTGGGCTTGCTCGACGTAACAAGCTTCAGCGAGCTGGATATGACCCTGTTGAAGTCAATGAAGAAGTTAAGAAAATTCTCGATGGTCGATAGGAGGTGTGATGGAGACAAGCATTCTAACAAGCACTAAAAAGGTTTTAGGACTTGCTGCTGATTACGGACCTTTTGATCTTGATGTGATCACCCACGTTAATTCTGCTTTCTCCATTCTCACTCAACTGGGTGTTGGTCCAAGCGAAGGCTTCATGATTGAAGATGAAACTGCAGAGTGGGAAGATTTTACTATCCCATTACAGCAGATGAATCTAGTGAAAACTTATATTTACCTTAAGACTCGAATTCTCTTTGATCCGCCAGCAACTTCATTTCACACTACAGCAGTAGAGAACCAGATCAAGGAAACTGAATGGCGTCTAAACAACATGCGAGAAGTAGCAGTCGCTATAAATCTTCCTGATCCTATCATTCCGAGTTTTGTTCCTGGTGATGTTGTAACTCCTGATCCAGATCCTGATCCAGACCCTGATCCTGAGCTTGAACAACCGTATAATCTTAGTGTTGATGCAGTGTATGATCAAATTCAGATTTCATGGGACCCTACACCCAATGTTGAAATCTATACGGTTTATTGGCGGGTTGTTGGGAATGAACTTTGGAACAGTGATGTGTACGTTAGTACTGGTGATTTTCAGTCAGTTAATACACCAAGTTCTGAAGGTGTTGAGTATGAACATTACGTTGAGGTTTCAGCAACAGATTTTACTTCAGTAGAATCTGATCATTTCTTTACAACCGGAATTGCCCAAGAATTTCCACAACTTGATCCGCCTGTTAACGCAGCAGTTACAGTTATTAGTGGTGCGATGCATGTTACTTGGGATCCAACACCTAATGCTGAGAATATTCGAGTTCTATGGTGGGTGTCTGGGGAGGATAATTTCGAATATGAAATTGTTCCAGTTGGCAATGGTATGATTGATATTCCTGTTGAAGATGGTATTGAATACATTTTCCAACTTTTGTCAACTGCAACTGGATACCTTCCCGGATATTCCGAGAATTTTAATGTGACTGGGGTTGACTTTCCTGATCTTGATCCACCTATTAATGCATTGGTTGAGCCTTTTAGTGATAGTGGCGATAGCAGAATGCAAATCACTTGGGAAGATACACCGAATGTTGAGTTTGTTCTTATTTGGTTCAGGGTCGTTGGCGATGAAGACTGGGATGTAAATGGTTGGGGCATTGATCAACTTTCTGTTGTCCAACTCGCTGAAGTTGGCGTCGACTATGAGTATTACTTACAGTCAACAGCTGAAGGTTATGATCCAGCTGAATCTGAACACTTCTTTGTGACCGGCGTCTAGCTTCGAAGGGAGGGTAATGAATGCTGATGAATTCCTAGAACACCATGGTGTTAAAGGTCAGAAGTGGGGCATTAGAAACAAGAAGTCTAGAGTTAAGACTTCTCGACCTGCTTCAGCTGACTCTAGAAAGGTTTCTGAACTTAAAAAGAAGAAGCCAAACCAACTCACAAATAAGCAACTAAAGATTGTTCAAGAACGTCAAAGTTTGGAACAGAATTTTCGTAGAGCTAATCCTAAGACAATTGAAAAGGGACATGCTTTTGCGAAAGCTACTCTTGCTATTGGATCTACTGCGGCCGGTCTCTATGCACTTACCCAATCACCTGGTGGTAAGCAATTAGTCAGAGCCGGTAAAAGATTTGTTAAAGATATTCTTTAAAGAAGTTACATTGTTCTAAATAGATTGGAGGTGGCTTTTGACGTTATCGAACACAGCCACTCCAGTTTACTATGAACGCTTTAGAGATTCTGTTCTTGCTGGAGAAATTCCAGTTAATCGAGAAATCTCTATGGAGATGAATCGTATTGATGATCTCATCGTCAATCCAAACATCTATTACGATGACGCTGCAATTGATGGTTTCATCAAGTATTGCGAATGGGAACTAACGCTTACTGACGGTAGTGATCTACATCTTCTAGATACGTTCAAACTTTGGTCTGAACAAATCTTTGGTTGGTTTTTCTTTGTAGAGCGAAGTGTCTATGATCCAGAGACTGATAGTTATCAAAAGAAGTTCATTAAAAAACGTCTTACAACGAAGCAGTATCTAATCGTGGCTAGAGGATCTGCAAAATCTATGTATGCGGCTCTCGTTCAAGCATATTTTCTCAATGTAGATACCTCTACTACTCATCAGATCACAACTGCACCGACAATGAAGCAAGCGGAAGAGATTATGTCTCCTATCCGTACTGCTATTGTTAGAGCTCGAGGTCCTCTCTTTAAATTCTTGACTGAAGGATCTCTCCAGAACACGACTGGCTCTAGAGCTCAACGAGTGAAGCTTGCTTCTACTAAGAAGGGTATTGAGAATTTCTTAACTGGTTCTCTTCTTGAGATTCGTCCTATGACTATCAATAAACTTCAGGGTCTTCGACCTAAAGTCTCTACAATTGATGAATGGTTGTCCGGAGATATTAGAGAAGATGTTGTTGGGGCAATTGAACAGGGCGCCTCAAAGATGGAGGATTATCTGATCATTGCTATCAGTTCTGAAGGAACTGTACGTAATGGGTCAGGTGACACTATTAAATTGGAGCTTCAAAGCATCCTTCGAGGTGATTATCAAGCTCCTCATATTTCGATTTGGCATTACAAACTAGATGACGTAGATGAAGTTGCAAATCCAGCCATGTGGGTCAAGGCAAATCCAAATCTTGGTAAGACAGTTACCTATGATACTTACCATCTTGATGTCGAACGAGCTGAGAAAGCACCTGCGGCTCGAAACGATATTCTAGCAAAGAGATTCGGCATGCCAATGGAGGGTTACACATATTTCTTTACGTATGAAGAGACTCTTGTACATCGCGCACGAGAATTCTGGCAGCTTCCTTGTGCTCTTGGTGCTGACCTCTCACAAGGTGATGACTTTTGTGCTTTTACTCTTCTCTTTCCTTTCTCTAATTACTCATTCGGCGTCAAGACACGAAGTTATATTACGACTTTGACTCTTATGAAGCTTCCTGGTGCTATGAGAATGAAGTATGATGATTTTATTGCTGAGGGAAGTCTACATGTTCTTGATGGAACTGTTTTGGACATGATGGAAGTTTACGACGACCTTGATGGATTTATTCAGCATAATGAGTATGATGTTCGTTGTCTTGGTTATGACCCATATAATGCTAAGGAATTTGTCAGTAGATGGGAAGCCGAAAATGGACCGTTCGGAATTGAGAAGGTCATTCAGGGTGCAAGAACAGAATCCGTTCCTCTAGGTGAACTTAAGATTCTTGCTGAGGAACGTAAACTCATATTCGATCAGGATCTTATGTCGTTTGCTATGGGCAATGCTGTTACGTTGGAAGATACTAATGGTAATCGTAAGCTCCTAAAAAAGCGAGCAGAAGAAAAGATCGACAATGTTTCTGCAATGATGGATGCTTACGTAGCCTATAAAGCAAACAAGGAGACCTTTGAATGATTGCCGATGCTGAAATCAATGAATTCCTAGAACATCATGGAGTTAAAGGGCAAAAGTGGGGTGTTCGTAATATACGAAAAAGACATCGAGCTAAAGTCTTGAAAAGGCAACAGGGTAATGTCGATATTCTAAGAAGAGTTGCCTCAGGTAAGGGTTCCAAGCTAGATAAACTTGCTGTCGA